GAACGCGAGCGTAACGAGGGCGACCCGTGGCGCCCGCTGATGGAGATCCTGATCTACTACGGTGAGATGGTGCGCCCGCTAAACGAGGGCGGTCTGGACGACCAGCTTGAGTGGTTGCTGGCGATGGAAGACAAGATCAAGACGGCCGTGATCCCCGGTCAGGGTTGGCGCGCGCGCTGGATCGAAACAGTGTGGGACGAGGACCGGATTCCAGGGTTGAAAATCTTTGCGAGCCGGTTTGAGGTGTATTCGTAGCAACGCGCATCAGGCGGCTCGATCCATGGCCGCCAGCTTGCTCCGCGTGACCACCCTCGCCGTTTCGCGCAGATAATCGGCGTCCAGCGTTTTCGCCTCGGTCGCGTGCGCCAAACGCATCAAACGTGCATCGCCTTCCGCCAGACTTTGCCGCTCGTTTTGGCCCAGATCATCCAAATGTTCCTCGATCCATTCGCGGGCATTGAGCATCAAGAAGGTATCCCCGCACTCCGGATCCCACAGGTCAATGTGGCCCAAATAGCCGCGCAAAAATCTCAAGGACTCGCTTCGAGAGGTTGAGGTCATCGACTTGGTGTCCTAATCGGCGTTGGTTGTCGGTAAAAGACGGGCGCCCTGGCTCAAGGGGGTAAGCTGTCTTGATCCTCCCCGCCCCGTCAAGAATGATAGACCATGCGCCGTCTTCGATCTCCATCACCGGGAACTCGCCGGGAGACAAGCGCGCGCGTTGCGCACGCGACAAAGCAGCGAAGGTCTTCTCGGCCATCTCGCGTTCTGTCGTGATATGACCGTAATTCAAGCGACGCTTGACGTGCGAGCGGTAGAGATCGGGCGTTGTCCAAAGCTGCGCCAAACGGCTCTCAGGCGACCCATCCGTGGGTAGACGCTTGACGCGATCAAGAAACAGGTCCAGGGCGGGGATGCCCGACGAGCCGCGCGCCATGACATCTCCCGCCGTCCCAATCCGATACGCCTCCGGGCGTCCCCGGTTGAGCATCGCCATCCAGTCGCCGCCGTTGAGGATCTCATCGCGCCTGGCCTTGGACCCGGCGACCTTGGCCGCGTCCTTGGGATCAAGGCCGCGCAGATAGGCGGCGATAGCGTCGGGTTTCGCCGTGGCGTCCTTCACCTTGAGATCCAGGCGTGGAACACATCCGCACAAGCAATGCGGATGAAGCGGGGGCCTTGGCGCCAACGCCTTCGGATAACAGCCCGGCCCCAACCCGTAGCGGTCGGTATGGGCGAAGGCGTCGCAGATGTCGACCGCTGGGTGTGACGCGCTCATCCGAAACTGAACGACCTCGATCGCGTCATCCGCCATGATCTCGCGGGCGATCTGTTCATTCTGCGCCCGCGCCAGCTCGGTCTGTGCGATGCGGTTGGCAAAGTAGCGGTACCGCTCTTGCACGGCCACATCCAACGCGCGATCAATCGCGCCTTGCCCCGCGCCCTTGAGAATCCGATCCAGCGCCTGAAGGTAGGCCGCGCGTAGTGCCGGCGTCTTGAGGTTGGCCGCCTGGATGCGCGCCAGTAGCGCATCCAGTTCGCCGTTGAGGATGGCATCGTCGAGATACTTGGGCAGACGCACGCGGGGCGTGAGCGTCTCGCGCTCGCGAAAGCCGTAACCCTCGTAGAGATCCAGGGCGAGCTTGCGCGCGTCGTGCGCGTAGCGGGTGTGCTCGGCGAGGATGCGGCGCACCCGCGCGGCCGTCTCGTGCGCTTGATGGTAGAGCTGGTTGGACAGCGTCACCTCGCCGATGACGTACTCGCGCAGCTCCTTGGCGCTGATGCGTTCGCCCGTGACGGACCCCAGCGCCTCGGCCATGGCGTCCAGATAGGGGCCGTCGAAGGTGCGCAAGACCCGCAGCAGTCCCCGGTTGGAGACCGACCGCCGACCGCCGATGAGCTTGGCCACGCGCGCCTTGAGTTGGGCCGCGAGGTCGGCAATCGTGCCCGCGATGCCGCGCAGCAGTCGGCGAAAGACGCTGTCAAACATCGCGCGCGGCGTGCTGGACCCAGTACCGGGCCGTCCGAGGGGACACTCCCCACCGCTCCACGATCAGGCGCGCGAGCCCGTCGCGCGGAGACGTCGACAGCAGTTGCCGAAGCGCGTCCCGCCGCTCGGCCGCGCGTAGATCGAACCGACTGACGAACAGCCGCCGACCGGCGTAACGCCCCAGCAGCTCGCGCACCCGCCGCTTGGTGCGGGGGCAACCGTCCAGGGCGTCCAGCTCGGCCAGCAGGGCGGCGAAGTCGCTCATAGGCCAGGCACCTGTAACGTCATACCGTTCATCGCGCTGAATGCTGGGTACAGTCGGCGAAGGGCTTGCGTCATCGCGTCGACCTGATCGTCATTCGCGGCCGCTGGAAACGCCGTCAGCTCGCCCACCAGATCCTTGACCCAGGGCGCCGTCTCCGAGTGGGGGAGCCAGACGTTGCCCGCCTCCCAGAACGCCGTGACGGCATGCGCGCGCGCCAGTTTGGAACCGTCTGGCTCGACCGCGATCAGCCCTGGGACTCGGGATCTCAGTGTGTCGAGGACCGCCGGGCCGTTGGCCTTGTCCTCGATCAGCGTCTCGCGGATCGCCGGCCACTGCTCGCGCAGACGGACCACCGCCGCGACGGTCTGGGTGAACGACAGCCGGTCGCGGGTCTGAGCCAGCAGGTAACTATTGGCGCCGACCTTGCCCCAGACCTGCCCGACCACGTAATCCGTGCCGACCGTGTTCTTAAACGTGCAATCCCAACTCGCAATCATTCGCTCAAAACTCGCGGGGAGGTCTTTCGGCAGGTAATAACGCAGCCCCGCTTCCTTGAAGACGTTGCCGCCCAGTGCCCTTGGGCACTGCTGGTAGAGCGCGCTCCACCAGTAGTCCGACATCTCGGACTGGATCTCGCGCAACTGCTCCATCGGGTGCAGTGCGGGCGTCAGCGCGCCCAACGGGAGCTGTGGGTTATAGCCGACCTCGCCCGGCTCGTTGATCGCGGGGAACTTCAGAACCGTCAAGCGCGGGTCGCCCGCATGCAAGGCGAGGATGCGCCCCGACAGATCGTCCTCGGCCCACGACGTGGCCATCACGATCTGCCCCGAGCGATCCGACAGGCGGGTCTTGAAGACGGTCTGATACCACGACCAGATGGATTCCTTGACCGTGGGGCTCAACGCCTGCTGATGATCGCGAATCGGGTCATCGACGATGCCGATATCCACCGGGCGCCCCGTCAGACCCGCCCCGACGCCCACACCGATGTAACTCCCGGTGCCGCCGGGGGCGGTGAACTCGCCGATGCGCGACACCGCGAAGCGATCGCGCTTGCCGGGTGTCGGGAAGAGTCGGCGATGCTCGTCACTGGCCAGCGCGCGGCGCACGTCTTGCGCCATCGAAGACGCCAGCAGATCGTTGTAGGAGGCCGCACCGATGCGCAGGGATCGCGCACGACCCAGCAGGAACGCAGGGAGGCGACGCGAGACGATCTCTGACTTGCCATGCTGAGGCGGCGCCTGAAGCACCAGCACCGGACGGCGCCCCGCCTCGACCTCGACGATAAAGCGGTCCAGAGCCGCGCAGACGGCCTCTGAGAAGGGCGAGACGCGATAGCCGCGATGGGTATAGGCGATATAGGCCGCCAGGGATGAGCGGGCCTCACGCAGGCGTAGGAATTCGGCTTGCAGATCCGCCATCCGACTCATGTCTGGCCAGCCTCGCAGATGGCCATCGCCAGCTCTTCGTAGTCCATGTCAGCCGCCGGCTTCTTGAGGTTGATCGTGGTTTCCTTGTCGTCGAGGTTCCAGGCGATACGCTCCGCCTTCTGGCGGATCGCCAGCATCTCCGAGCAGATCTTGGCCGACTTGCCCAGCTCGAAGTCATCGGCAATACCGCTCACTTTGAACGTCGAGTGGTGCGTTTCCCAATCCTCCCGGTGGCGAATGACGATGCGCGCGGCTTCATCGGCGGCGGCCTCGATCGTCGCCGCTCTTTTTGCTGGCGATGGGCTCACCGAGCTAACCTTTTCGTTAACCTTTCGGCGGATGACGTCGCCGACATCAGACCCGTCTAGCCATCCCTCAC